AAACACCTTCTAGGCCGACAGTTTCAACAGCTCCACCGCCATATGAGGCAGAAGCAACTACGCTATCTCCCATTCCTACGATTTCGTCACTCATAGTTACTCCTTAAGAAATTCTAATAATGGCACTTGAAGCATCTGCCGTTGGAAATTGAACAGTAAATTTACTGTTTGTAATCTTATCACTACCAAAATTCAATACAAAACAAGCTGCGCCAGTTGTACTATTGTAGATCAGCGCACCTCTAGTAGTAAAGGAAGCTGGGTTCCAAATTGCTGGTAAAAATGATACCCAAGCTGTATTGGCTGAGTTGCTTGAGGCTGGCGGAATAATTGTCAAAGCTAATCCACCAGCTGTATATCCAGTACCAGTAACTTCGTTAGTGGTAGTGTAGGCGGTAGTCGTATTGTCTAGGCTGGCATTTGCGTTGTAAAGAGCAATCTTGTAAGTATATGGAGTGCCGACTGCAAAGTTTTCTAAGCCTTTTAAAAGGTTCAACTTGAATAAAGTTGTTTGCCCTTGAACAATCATGATCTAACCGCCAGTTTTGTTTGCCCATCGCGGTATGCATCGCCACGCTCAAGGCCATCGCCAAGACGTTTGAGCTGAGCAATAGCTTCTTGGTACATTTTTTCGTAGTAAGAAACCATATCTTGCTCGCCCTTCATGAACAAAATAGCTTCCCGCATTGCACCATAGAACAATACGGGATCGTAATTGTCACCAAGCCAGCTAGTTCCTTTGGAATTTGAGACTGTAGCTACAGTAATTGTGAAGCCAGCACCAGTATTTCCTAATGATGCGCAGGAAAGAATGTCTCCAGCTACATAAAATTGACCGCCAAACTTGAGAGTAACGCTGGTAATAGCTTGTCCTACCACTACAATATCAGCCAAAGCACCAGAGCCTGAACCGCCAGTTAAAGCAACATTCTCATAAACCCCGTTGGTATAAAGCGCGCCAGGTGAAAATGGCAATATAAAGGTAGCAATCTGACCCTGAACAATTGTCGGTGGGTAGTAGTAATAATGCATCTCTACTGTGTAGTTTTGGTCTGGAGTAGGGGCTACCATCAAAGTCATTTCATTGACATTGCTGTATTGGGAACCAAACAGTGAGTAGTATTTCGGTACTCCGCCTGGGGTTCCTTGGTAGGTAGATCCAGTCAAAACAACAGTAGGATAGGCTTCTCGCAGATAGTTAACATCTTTGTTAATAAGATAGTTATAGCTATTTGCTGAGTCAATTACTGCAATAGAGTAGTTAGAAAGCCAGTCATCAGGCAATGAGATGTACTGATTGCCAGCAGTCATAGTTCCAGTTACGTTTTTACGTAAAGAAGGAATCTGAACTGAGTTGTATATACGCTCTTCAGCTTGCTGTACAAATACAGGAATAGTCGCTACAAATAGCGCTTCTGTATTTTCAGCGTAAGCTTGGATGTTGTTATACAACGTTTCGTAGTTCATTAGCCTTGCTTCCCACTAATTTTGTGACCTTTGATAGCAGCGCCAAAACCACGCATCTTGCCAACACCGCGAGCATTTTCAGTATCGTTATAGCCAATACTTACAGTCATTGCTGGATCAACAACGCTTACGTCATAAGCAGTCTTCTTGTTTGTGAAGTCGCGCTTATTAGTAATGTCTTGAGCAATAGCATTGTTAGGATTTTCCATTGGCTGTTTGTAAACACCAATATCCTTATTGCTGCCACCTTCTGGATAAACAAAACCAGCATAGAAATCAGCTGATTTGTTATCAGGGTTTTTACCTACATGAATAGATGGACTATTCTTTGTAGTGGATTTAACCGATTTATCGTATCCCATGATTAGCGTCCTCGTTGAGCTGCTACTTTAGCTAGGTTACGTCCCATAGTCTTCATGTTTGCATTGGTTTTGCCAACATTTCCTTTGATAGGACCTGTTTGGATTTTAACAGTTGGGCCTGAATCACCCATGTTTTTACCCTTGGTTTTGCCTGTTTTATTGATGCCTTGAGCACCCGCTTTGAATGTCATAATAAACTCCTAAGTTGTTACTACAGTTACAGTTCCTGTCAGCCCTATAGCTACTAGAGCATTAGGAGTTAAGACAGAATCAAAAGATCTTGCCCCGCCTACAGGATTCCAACCCCAATCGGTTTGCCTACTACCATCACTAGGAAAACCAGCATTTGCAGTGTTTGTGCTGGCAGTATTAGAGGTATATAAACCTGTGTTTCCTGATGCGTAATAGGATACATCAGGACGCGGTTCACGTACAGCTTGTGGATCATTTACAGGGTACATACCCAACTGGAGCTGTGGCTGATCTGGATCCCAACAAGTATTGCAAACCTTGATCTTCCAAGGCTTTGTTTTAAGGGTCTGGGTACGCAAGTCTTTAAGCATGTACCGCTGGTCACAACGGTCACATTCGGCAATTGCATATTTACCAGAGGCAAATTTACTTGGCATGATTATCTGTAATAGAACATATTACGAGGAACAATACGCAAAGCTGCTTTATCGCGATCTTCATCGGCAGCCATCTTAAACTGTTCTTCGTATTCACCTTTTAACATTGGGATTCTAGAAGGATCTATTCCTGGAATCTTCATGGCCATATAAAAAGCCAATCCAGCTGCCATACAAGGGATCCAACGGAATGGGATATCTTGGGTAGTCACACCAGTACCAGCATCCTGCATACGTCTCATGCGCCAGTAAACGATGGTGTACTGCTGTCCTGGAACACCTGTTGGCCAGATATTAATGTTAGGTAGATAGTTCACATAGATAGGATCTGTCGCTACATGAGCTGCTGCGGTGGTGTTATTTTGACCACGGAAGCAGTTTAGAAGCTGATTACCAGAGATATTCTGGTAAAGGATAGTCTCACTACCAATGTTAATAAATCCCTGAGTACGAAGATTGGCTGCAGAAGTCACAGTCAATGTGGTATCAGAAGATGTACAGGAGGCTGCCAAAGTGGTTGTAGGAAGTGCATCTACGTTGCCTGACTGTCTATCTATCCAAACCTGAATTGGACGGCCTGTAGCGTTTTTATTCGGTATTGTGAGGTAATCGTCACCAGATATACGAGTCAAATTAATATCGGTCTGATTTTGACCTGTACCAGTACGGGTTACTTGGTCATAAAAGTCAATCGTATCAACTGGAATAGGATAGCTAATCTGACCAGCATTAATATTTACTGGAATCTGACCCTGTTCAATAGTCCATAAGTTGATACCGCGGTTAGCCCACTCGATGGTGAGCATATTCACACTACGTCTTGCAGTGCGAAACTCATAACCCGTACGTACTTGCGTACCACAACGCTCAAAGGCTTCCTCAATGAGGTCCCCCATGTCTAGGTTAAATAGCGTTGTAGATGAGGTTGTCATTTTTTCATGCCTTTAAGTGTCTCGGCTAGACGGGCGCGTTGGCCAATCTTACCTGGCTTTTTTGCTGCTGCTGCTAGTTTTTTTGCTGGGATCGGCTTTCCTGGTTTTGCTCCCAGTTCCTTTCGTAGCGACCCTGGGTTTTTGATCGCTTTTTGTATCCACTTTTCTGCCATGATTACTTACCTTTCTTGGCGGTTTTGGCTGACTTGATAAAGTCGGCTTTGGTTGGGGCTCCTTTGGTTCCTGGCTTACGCATTTTCTCACCAGAGCCAGCAGCGATACGAGCTTGTTTACGATGAATGTTTTCATACAGTCCGACCTTTCCGCCTTTAGCGTATTCAGTAAAATCAGTGTTATCCCTACGGGGCTTTACCTTACCGCTAGGCATTTTAGATGGGGCAATCGCGCCCATTCCACGAGAAGCTCTCATACCATTCTTCCTTTGGTTTTACCTTTAATGCAGCATCCATCAGCACGTTTAGAGGCGGAAGATACCTTACCGCCTTTTTTGTAATCTATTGGACCTTTACCGCCCTTCTTGCCAGGCATAAAGCCAGGTGGCATATCAGCGCCACCTCCGCCTCCAGTACCACCTATACCGCCAACCCTAGTATTAGCCTCTACCTTTTTGTACTCATTACGAGCAGCATTGGCAGCCCTGCCTTCATTGACCATTCTCTCCAAAGTCTCAGCAAATTTTTTCTGAGTCTCTGGGTCAGAGTTCTTCATTCCTCTTTGCATGCGCTCAAGAAATGATTTGCCATCACCAGTTGGCTGGGCAGGATCAATAGGATTAACTGGATTAGGCATTACTTTTTCTTCTTAGTCATGCCACCACCGCACATAGCTTTTACGTGGTCATCATGGTGTTTAAAGCCAGCAGCGTGTTGCTTAACATGGTCAGAGTGGCTTACGAATCCACCTTTTTTCATGCCAGCTGCTGTTGAGCGCTGTGATTTAGATGAAGTCAAAGCTTTAAATAAACGCTCAGCTGGGCTTTCTGCATCAGAACGGAACTGTTGCATACCAGCAGCATTTTTAGGAATAGCGATATATGGCTTCTTAACATCAGTAGGCATTTTATTGCCTTGATCGTCTTTAGTAATTTTTAAAGGCTCTGATTTTGGAGTAACTTTAGTCTTAACTACAGTACGTTCTACAGATTTTGGTGCAGAGCTATACCCTTCTTGCTCGTCCTGCACTTGTTCTCTGCTTTTTACTGGAGATGCTTCATCAGGAACGGCAGCGCGCATACGAGCTAAGATGTATGGATCAGTTGCATCAGCACCACCCAACCATTCTTTTTGCGCGTCACTTAGACCGCCAGCATCGAATCGTTTAGCCTTTTTCATTTAGCAAACCTTTCCTTTGGTTTTGCCTTTCATAGCAATACCATCACCACGGGAAGAAGCTGTACCACCTTTTTTCATACCAGCGCCACCCATAATGCCTTTGGTAGGACCAGTATCACCAAGGTTTTTACCTTTAGTCATGCCACGCTTTTGTACAGCGCTTTGACCAAATTTAGTTAATTTGTTTGAACCTTTTTCTACGTCCATAGACATAGTACGTGGACCCATTGTTTCTTTCATAGCCATACCACCTTTCTTAAGTTTAGATAGATCGGTGTGCTTGCCACCGTGTTCCTGCTTGTCATGCATCTTAAATGCTTTTTTAATGATGGCTTTATCTTGTTTGATATCCGCCTTCATGTCTTCTTTCATATCGCTTTTAGCCATACCGCCCTCTTTCTTGCCAATATACTTGTTTAGGTTAATGTTAGGTACATTCTTTTGATTGCCAAAGGTGCTGCCATAACGAGTGGTTTGCTTGTTAATCTGCCCCTGACCACCGCGGGTAATGCCTACTCCACCACCAGTACCAAAGGTTTTGCCTTTATCGGCAGCAGCAAAGTCTTTTCCAACAGATTGTGGAATACCAACCTTTTTAGCAAACTCTTTGGAATGCGCAATGGCTTCCATAAAGTTGTGTTGTTTTTTAGACTTGCTTGGCATTATTTGTGTATTTCATCCAGTTTTTCTTCAAGACGATTAAATCTTGTATCTACATGGTTTAATAATCTTTCCATATCTGCACGTACTTCTGCACGAGTAATGTGATCCCTAGCGACTTCCTCCCTGGTTCTGTTGAGCAGAATACCAAGGCGGTCAAGTTCCTCAAATTTACCTTTAACCAAGAAGCCCATAACAGCAACTATCCCTGTTAAAACCACATTCCAAACCATCATTTCCATTTAGCATTTCCATCTCTTTAACGATGCAGCTTTTCTAGTTGGTTTACCATTCTCGTCCTTCATAGGACCTGGCATGCCAGACATACGAGCACAGAAAGACTTCTTGCGAGCACCGCCTTCAGGTTGAGGTGCTTTTAAATGCGAGCCAGTAGCTGCATTATATTTAGCACGACCTTTGGCGGTAAGCCCAGCTCCTTTAGATACAGGCAACTTCTCACCACGACCACCCGCAAGTGAGGGACCTTTTTTCTTAGCCATAGCAAATTGTGCAAGAGTTTGCGTTTGTCAATGAAGCGTAGATTCCG